AACGTGCGCCTGAGCGTCGTGTGTTCAAGATTGACGTAGGTAACATGCCTAGCCACATGGCCATGGCGTTTGTAGAACGTGTAAAGAATGAAATGCATCAACGTCGTATTCCCACATATGGCGGTGGTGGCCAAAATATCATGGACAGCAGCTATAATCCACTTAGTATCAACGAAGATTTCTTCTTTCCAGTGGGTGTAGATGGTCGTGGTAGCTCAGTAGATGTCTTACCTGGTGGACAAAATCTTGGTGAAATTGACGATTTAAAGTATTTTAACAACAAAATGGCCCGTGGTCTACGTGTACCTTCAAGCTATTTGCCCACAGCACCAGACGATTCCGATCGTGCCATGCAAGATGGTAAAGTGGGCACAGCACTTATTCAAGAGTATAGATTCAATCAATATTGCGAACGACTGCAAGCATTGATCATGCAAAAGCTAGACGATGAATTCAAAATGTTTTTGCGTTGGAGAGGATTTAATATTGATGCTGGACTGTTTCAGATCAAGTTTAATCCACCTCAAAACTTTGCAAGTTATCGTCAAGCTGAACTAGATACTTCACGTATCACAGCATTTACTAGCTTAGAAGCATTGCCTTACATGAGCAAGAGATTCTTGTTAGAGCGTTTCTTAGGATTATCAGAAGACGAGATCCAGCAAAATTCCAAACTCTGGAAAGAAGAACGTTCAAAGCCTGAACTAGAAACGTCACAAGGTCAAGATCTACGCTCAGTGGGTATTACTCCTGCTGGTTTAGAAAGCGATGTATCAATGGGTCAAGAGATGGCAAATATCACACCAGCAGGTCAAGAAGGTGCTCCTGGTGCAGCACCAGGTGGTACAATTGGAAATACTCCAGCAGCTCAGCCTCCAGGGGCAGGTGCACCAATTCCGGGTGCTGCATAAATATATCATGATCCTCAACGAGCTTTACGAACGTAGTCCCAGCGCATATCAAGATGTAGCAGCTGATAACACTCAGCCTCACCTTGGACAATTGCGCAAGACCAAGCTCACACTCATGCAATTGAATAAATTGCGAAGAATGAATGATACCAGAACTTTTGAGTATAATGAAAAGCTAAAAGACATTAGAACTCAATATGCACCGCCAGCAGCTCCAGCAGCGTAATATTTTTGTCTTAATTGACAAAAAATCAGTCATAACTGGCATATTTTTCTCTTAAATTGTAAATATAGATATACATTTTGCCGGGTGGCAAAATTAACGAATATCTATAGGAGCCAGTTAAATGAGTAAAAATCAGTTTGAAAAGTTGATTGAATATGTGATCAACGATGAAGATGCAAAAGCCAAAGAACTTTTTCATCAAATTGTAGTCGCCAAGAGTCGTCAGATCTATGAAAACATCATGCAGGATGAAGAATTAGAAGAAGACAATGCCATGGGTGAAGAGCCTGACGAAGTTGACATGGGCATGAGCGAAGGTGACGAATTGGGTGGAAGTCAAAGCGGCGACATGATTGACGATGTAGAGACTGAAGAGTCTGGCATGATGGAGGCCGACGACGATGTAGAGTTTGATGATGAAGCAGAAGACGACGGTGAAGACTTGACTCGCGACATGGAAGACGAGCACGACATGGGCGACGACGAAGCTGCTACAAAAAGCGATGTAATGGATCTAGCTGACAAGTTAGACGACCTCATGGCTGAATTTGAGCAAATGATGGACGGCGGCAATGACATGGGCGATGACGATATGGACGGCGGCATGGGCGATGACATGGACGACATTGAAATTGATGCTGACGAATTTGAAACCGAAGGCATGATGGAAAATGTTGATCTCAAAGCTGCTCCAAAACCAGTGACTTCTGAGCCAGCAGGCACTAACACCAAGTCTACAACTGCATTTAACAGCGGAGCAACCGGTATGGCATCACATCCTGTGCGAGCAGGCAAGAACGAAGGTGGTCACCACGACACTGCTGCTTACAAGAACACTACTAAAGATCTAATTGGCAAAGTTGGTAACTCACCTGCACAAGCCAAACAAGATTTGAAGCCTGCAACCAAGCCACACTTGGGTCAAGCTGCTGGTGTGAACACACGCACACCATTTCCACATGGCAAGTAATCTGCAATGAAATACTTACAGGAACATCTAAACTTCAACCAAGCCAAGATTCGCGTGTTGGTTGAAGATGGTCCTGACGGCGCAGGAAAAACATTGTATATGGAAGGTATATGTATTGAAGGCGGAGTAAAGAATGCCAACGAACGTGTATATCCTGTAAATGAAATTGGCAAAGCTGTTCACAGTATTAATGAACAACTGCGCGAAGGTTATTCAGTGCTGGGTGAAGTAGATCACCCTGAAGATTTAAAAATCAACCTAGACAGAGTCAGTCACTGCATTGAAAAAATGTGGATGGATGGCCCTGCTGGTTACGGTAAATTAAAAATATTACCTACACCAATGGGACAACTGGTCAAGACCATGTTGGATTCAGGTGTAAAACTCGGAGTTTCGAGCCGTGGTTCCGGTAACGTGAACGAAGGCAACGGACATGTCAGTGACTTTGAAATAGTCACTGTAGATATTGTTGCTCAGCCCAGTGCCCCGCATGCATATCCTCGTGCAATTTATGAAGGACTTCGTAATATGAAGTACGGTCATAAAGTGTTAGAGATTGCCAAGGACGCAGGACAGAACAGCAAGGTACAGAGATACTTGCGTGAGGAAGTAAAACGCCTTATTCAAGATCTCAAAATTAAGGAGTAAAGCATGCTAGATGCAATCAAACCATTGCTAGATAGCGGCCTGATCAATGAAGACGTCAGTCGAGAACTCAACGAAGCTTGGGAATCTAAACTAACAGAAGCACGTGAACAGGTTAGAGTAGAACTACGTGAAGAGTTTGCTCAACGCTACGAGCACGATAAGACAGTGATGGTTGAAGCCTTAGACAAGATGATGACAGAAGGTCTCACTGGTGAACTTGTTGAGTTTGCCCAAGAGAAAGCTGCCCTGCGTGAAGATCGCGTGAAGTTTCAAACCAAGATGAAAGAAAGTGCTGTGAAATTTAACAATTTCATGGTAACAAAATTATCTGAAGAAATCAGCGAACTTCGCCGGGACCGCAAGCAGCACAATGAAGGACTAGAAAAACTAGAACACTTCATGGTGCATGCATTGGCTCGCGAGATCCAAGAATTTGCCCAAGACAAACGTGATGTAGTGGAAACTAAAGTACGTTTGGTGCGTGAAGCACGTGGCAAGTTGGAAAATCTCAAAGCACGTTTTGTAAAAGAAAGTGCTGAAAAAATGAGCCGAGCTGTTAGCCATCACTTGAAGGCTGAACTTAGTCAGTTACATGAAGACATCCAAACTGCTCGCGAGAACAGCTTTGGTCGTCGTATCTTTGAAGCGTATGCTGCGGAATTTGGTGCAACTCATCTCAATGAGAAAGCCGAAGTTCGCAAGTTGCAAAACATCATTGCCAACAGAGAACATCAACTGTCCGAGGCCATTAAACTCAGCCACAAGGCGAAAGTCTTGGTTGAGTCCAAGGAACGTGAAATACGTGTGATCCGTGAATCCAATGTGCGTCAAAACACATTAGACGATCTGCTGTCTCCTCTTAACGAAGAGAAGCGTGAAGTCATGCGTAATTTACTCGAAAGCGTTCAGACACCTCGTCTGAAAAATGCTTTTGAAAAGTATCTACCAGCAGTATTAGCTGAAGGCAAGTCTGTGAAAGCCCGCCAGGTGATTTCAGAACATGTGTCAGAAGTAACTGGTAATAAAACTGCTCCACGTCACGATGAAGATAATGCTGACAACAGCAATGTTATCGAGATCAAGCGTCTGGCAGGGCTTTAATTTAAAGGAGACTTAAATGTCACAACAACTATTAGAAGGCCGCTGGGATGAAACCAAAGAAGCCCTTCTTGAAGGCCTAAAAGGCAACAAGCGTACCAGCATGAACGTGATCCTGGAGAACACACGCAAGTATTTGAAAGAAAATGCAAGCAGTGGTTCTACTGGTTCTGGCAACATTGCCACACTTAACCGTGTGATTCTGCCAGTTATCCGTCGTGTTATGCCAACCGTTATTGCTAACGAGTTGGTTGGCGTTCAGCCAATGACCGGTCCTGTTGGCCAGATCCACACCCTGCGTGTGCGTTATGCTAACACAATGAACGACACCAGCACTGCTCAAACCAGTACTGCTGCCGGCCAGGAAGCATTGAGCCCATTCTTGATTGCTCAAGCATATTCTTCAGCATCTAGCGTCACAGCTGGTGTTGTTGATCCAACACAAACTATCTACAGTGGCGCTAACACATCAGTGCTTGAAGGTTCCGGCGGTCGTCAGATCTCTGTGCAAATCTTGAAGCAAGCTGTTGAAGCTAAAACTCGTAAGTTGCAAGCTCGTTGGACATTTGAAGCTGCTCAAGACGCTCAAGCAATGCATGGTATCGACGTAGAAGCCGAAATCATGGCTGCTTTGGCACAAGAGATCACAGCTGAGATTGACCAAGAGATCCTGTTGAGCCTGCGCTCATTGGCCACAACTGAGTACACATACAACCAAGCTACTGTATCTGGTACAGCTACATTTGTTGGTGACGAACACGCCGCTTTGGCAGTTCTGATCAACCGTGTTGCTAACTTGATCGCCCAACGTACACGTCGTGGCGCTGGTAACTATGCTGTGGTTAGCTCTGCTGCTCTTACAGTTCTGCAAAGTGCTACAACCAGCGCATTTGCACGTACTACAGAAGGCACTTTTGAAGCACCTACAAACACCAAGTTTGTTGGTACTCTGAACGGCGCAATGCGTGTGTTTGTTGATAGCTATGCTAGCGATACTACACCTGTATTGGTTGGCTACAAAGGTAGTTCAGAAGCTGATGCTCCTGCATTCTACTGCCCTTACATCCCCTTGATGAGCTCAGGCGTTGTATTGGATCCAACTACATTTGAACCAGTGGTCAGCTTTATGACTCGCTACGGGTTTATCGAATTGACCAACACTGCATCATCTTTCGGTAATGCCGGAGATTATGTTGGAGAAATCGCAGTTTCTAATCTATCATTCTCATGAGATTGGTTATACACTTGCGTTAAACAAGTGTATATGCAACACAAAAAACGCCCTTCGGGGCGTTTTTTATTGTTTATATTTTTAGGTAAAAGTAAAGTTAGTCATAAATAAATGTATGAACAAATACACTACTTGGTATACTGCTATTACAGATCGTGCTCGAACACGTAATCTTGACAGCTATACTGAACGTCATCATGTTATTCCTAAAAGTCTAAATGGTACAGATGACAAAACTAATCTTGTTGATCTGACTGCTCGTGAACATTTTATATGTCATTGGCTTTTAACTAAAATGTATACAGGTGAAGCAAAAGCAAAGATGATTTATGCTCTCAATGGAATGAAACGCAACGGCAAATGTACTCAACGATACGAGACACTGATTACAAGCAGAGTATATGAGAATCTAAAGAAAGAATTCTCTATTGTTCATAGTGCTACTATGAAAGGTAGAGACCCATGGAATAGGGGAATTCCGATTACTGAAGAACAAAGAGAAAAAAATAGAATAGCAGCAACTGGTAAAAAAAGAAGTGCAGAGGCTATTGCCAAAACAGTTGCTAAACAAACTGGAATAAAACGCAGTCAAGAAACAAAAGATAAAATAAGAGATGCCCTCAAAGGAAAGTTAAAAGGTCCAATGAGTGAAGAAGGAAAGCGGATCCGCTCAGAATCAGCAAAAGGTATTCCTAAACCACCAGGCCACAGTGAAAAAAGATTAGCAACTCTTGCTAAACAAATAGCAGACGGAACTCACTATAGTCAACAAAAGAAATCTTGTCCTTATTGCGGAGTAATAGCTAGTAAAGGTCCTTACACAAGACATCACGGTCTCAAATGTAAATCTCTACAGAATACTCTGTAAGCAACAACCCCGGGATGGGAAGTTCAGGAAAGCACCCGAGGGTGCTTTTTTGTTGGTTGAGAATTATTGAATCCAAGTTGGTAAATACAATCAGAGACCCTACAAATGACACAATACACTATTGACATTGGCGCAGCGCCCGACGACGGACAAGTGATCCGTTACGTACTGCTTTTAGTTACACCAATCAAAACTTTGATCAAGTGTTTGCTGCAGGCCCAGTACTGAGCAATGTGGCCATAGCTAATAATACTATTCGAACTATCAATAGCAACGGCAACTTGATTTTATCTCCAAACGGCATTGGTAAAATACAAGTAACAAATACCGTAATCCCCAGTTTGGATAATGTGTATGATCTAGGTAGCCCAACTCTGCGGTTTAATTCAATCTATGTAGGATCTGGTGGATTGATTATTACATCTATCAATGTTACTGGTAATATCAGTGCCAATAATTTTTCAACATCTGGAACAGTATCTGCTGTAGGTAATATAACTGGAAATTATTTCTTAGGTAACGGTGCGTTTCTAAGTGGAGTTATCACTTCAGTTGCCAACATCAATAATGGTACATCTAATGTCACTGTGGTCAGCTCTGGTGGTAATGTCACAGTAGGTGTTGGTGGAGTTTCTAATATAGCAGTTTTTAATACCACAGGATTAGTAGTAGCAGGAAATATCAACAGCGGAAATCTAAGTTCTCTTGGTGTAATAACAGCCGTTGGCAATGTTCAAGCAGCTGGATTTACTTACGCAAATGGCCAACCGGTAGCAGGATCTGGTGCTCAGGGCACAACTGGTGCTCAAGGCACAACTGGCGCACAAGGCACAACTGGCGCACAGGGCACAACTGGCGCTCAGGGCGCTCAGGGCACAACTGGCGCTCAGGGCACAACTGGCGCTCAGGGCGTACAGGGCACAACTGGCGCCCAGGGTACAACTGGAGCACAAGGCACAACTGGCGCCCAGGGTACAACTGGAGCACAAGGCACAACTGGCGCCCAGGGTACAACTGGCGCACAAGGCACAACTGGCGCTCAGGGCGTACAAGGTGTTGAAGGTGCTCAAGGCACAACTGGCGCACAAGGCACAACTGGAGCACAAGGAACAACTGGCGCTCAAGGTACAACTGGCGCACAAGGTACAACTAGCGCTCAAGGCACAACTGGCGCTCAAGGTACAACTGGCGCTCAAGGCACAACTGGCGCACAAGGCACAACTGGCGCTCAGGGCGTACAAGGTGTTGAAGGTGCTCAAGGTACAACTGGCGCTCAAGGCACAACTGGCGCTCAGGGCACAACCGGTGCTCAGGGCGTACAAGGTGTTGAAGGTTTACAAGGAATAACTGGTGCTCAAGGTACAACTGGCGCTCAGGGTATAACTGGTGCTCAAGGTGTACAAGGTGTTGAAGGTTTACAAGGAATAACTGGCGCACAAGGTACAACTGGCGCTCAGGGCACAACTGGTGCTCAGGGTATAACTGGTGCTCAAGGTGTACAAGGTGTTGAAGGTTTACAAGGCATAACTGGTGCTCAAGGCACAACTGGCGCTCAGGGCACAACCGGTGCTCAGGGTATAACTGGTGCTCAAGGTGTACAAGGTGTTGAAGGTTTACAAGGCATAACTGGTGCTCAAGGTACAACTGGTGCTCAAGGTACAATTGGCGCTCAGGGTGTACAAGGTGTTGAAGGCTTACAAGGTATAACTGGCGCTCAAGGCACAACTGGCGCTCAAGGTACAACTGGCTCTCAAGGCACAACTGGTGCTCAAGGTACAACTGGCGCTCAAGGCGTACAAGGTGTTGAAGGTTTACAAGGTACAACTGGTGCTCAAGGTACAACTGGCGCTCAGGGCGTACAAGGTGTTGAAGGTTTACAAGGCACAACTGGCGCTCAAGGTACAACTGGCGCTCAAGGCACAACTGGCGCTCAGGGTGTACAAGGCATAACTGGTGCTCAAGGTACAACTGGTGCTCAAGGTACAACTGGCGCTCAAGGCGTACAAGGTGTGCAAGGTGTTGAAGGTCTGCAGGGTACGCAAGGTATTATTGGCGCACAAGGCAC